TCTCCGACGGCTGCTCGGCTCCTGTCTCCGTCCTCGCCGACGCGATGCGTGAGTGCTATAGCACCAACTCCGAATTGGTCGGCAACTGGGCGGGAATCGTCAAGCAACGCGCCCGAAAGGACCGGCTAGTCGCCGGCCTGCAATCGCTCGCCATGGCCGATGACGAGCCCGATGTCATGCTTCACCAGGCCCGAGAACTAATCCTCGGCATTGAATCTGACACGCCGAGCCGCGAGAAGAGTAATCGCGACATCCTGCATGAGCGCTTGACAGCCCTTGACGACCGCATCAGCGGGAAGGTTTCTCCGATTGGCCTGACATTCGGCGTTGGCGACTTCGACCGCCTTAGCTACGGCATGAAGCCGTCCGAGCTAATCGTGCTGGCGGCCCGTCCTGCCATGGGGAAATCCGCACTGGCCCTACAGGCGGCGCGCCTTAGCGCCGAGGCAGGCAAGCGTGTCGCGTTCTTCTCTCTGGAAATGGATGTCGGCGAGCTTTTCGACCGAATGCTCTGCCAACACGCCAGGTTTCCTGCCGATCACTACGCCGAGCCAGCAAAGACAGACCGCGACTTCTCAGAGCTGAGCGACGCGGTTTCCTCGCTGCAAGACGCTGACCTGCACTGCATCGACAACGTTTTCGACATCGAGGGCATTACCGCGAAGAGCCGGGCTATTCACAACAAGGCGCCCGTCGATCTGGTGGTGGTGGATTACCTGCAACTGATCGGCACCAAGGGTCGCGCAAATCCCAATCGGGCCGTCGAGGTCGGCGAGTATAGCCGCGCCCTTAAGATGCTCGCCATGCAGCTCGGCTGCCCGGTGCTGCTTCTCTCACAGCTCAACCGCGACGTAGAGAAGCGCCCCGACAAGCGACCGCTGATGGCGGATCTTCGCGAGTCCGGCAGCGTCGAGCAGGACGCCAACAAGATCGTGATGATCTACCGGGACGAGATCTACAACGATGACACCCAAGACAAGGGAATCGCCGAACTGATCCTTCGCAAACACCGAGGAGGCATGACCGGCATGGTGCCGTCCTCCGCAAATCTTCGCTGGTTCTCCTTCGGCGATCTGGCTCGAGACTGGCAACGACTGGAGGCTCCGCGCCATGACCCATTCGCTTGAATCGAAATGGAACGCCCATCAAGGCTATGTGATGCGCTCGCTTGCCGAGGCCAAGGTGGCTGAGTTCATGACCAAGATCGGGGTTTGCTGGGTTTACGAGCATATGCCTTACGACTTCCGGGGCTACCTGCCTGATTTCTACCTGCCGAATCTTGATGCCTTTGTTGAAGTGAAAGGCGCGGCGGCCACCGATGATGAGATTGCCAAATGCGAGCGTCTCCACGAAGAAACAGGGCGGCCCGTGATATTGAGTGAAGGCAGCCCGTCTGGCGCGGGCTGGCAGCCCCGGCTGCTTCTTGCCGGGTATTGGCGAGCGATTCCAATGAGGAAGATTCGCCATGCCGTAGATAGCTGCGCAAGACCGATGAAGGCTGAGCGATTCCGATCTGCCTTCGACCTCAGCCGAATTGGCGAAAAGATTCCCCGGTTAATTGGCATGGACTGCGATGTGTTGCGCGTCAGCCTCCATCACGAGATGGACCCCAAGTCTCGGGCGATTTACGAACACAACGGTCCGGTGACGAATGATCGCCTTCAGGACATGCGAAATATCGATCGCTCTGACGCAGAACTGTTCTGCATTGACTTCCTGGAATCACGCCAGGAGGTGGAGGCATGAGCATTCCCGTCGGCATGAGTACGTATTACAAGCGAATCGCCCTATGGGGATACACCCAGGATGAGGCCGGCACCTGCCCGCGAGGCATGCCGGTCTGGATGTACCGCATCGAGCAGAGCGAGGCCCGCTCCGTGCGCGACATGCTCGCGGAGGGCGCTGCGACGGCAAGAGATACCGGCTACAGCCTCGCCGATCACGCGCGCGAATGGGGCGTCAATCCTTCGACGCTCCAGCACTGGTCAGATAAATGGGGCATACGCTGGCCGCTCGGCGCAAGCGCATTACAGCGTGAGGCGGCCCGGCAGAACGCGATGCACATCAACCAGCGGAGGGCATCGGCATGAAGATAACCGCGTACGAGCGGGGCATCAAAAGCCCTAACGGACACTTCGCCACGCTCGATGAGATCGATGAAGACGAGCGGGCCCGGCGCCGTGAGCTAGTGAGAGCGGCAGTAAAGCGGATGGGAAGTCCGACGGCGCTAGGCAATGCGATCGGCGTGGGGTGCAGCCAGGTCAGCGCTTGGCGGAATGGTCTAAAGCCAGTCCCGACGCGTCTCGTGAAATCGGTGAATTCCGTGCTCGAGTGGAGCGATGACCAGGTTGCCGAGATGCGCGAATCGGGGTCGATCATCCCCCGTTGGACAGACGACCAGGCCCAGTTCCTGGCCGAGCGCTACCACCTGCCCCGCTGGCCGGCAAAATGCATTGCTGCCGAGCTAGGACGCAGCGAGAAAGCTGTTCATGACAAGGCCCGAGCGATGGGTCTCACCCGCCCCGCCGGGCCAGGAAGTAACTCTATCCGGCAACAGCTCATCCGCCTCGGCATCCCCCAGCGCACGTTTTACAACGTGCGCGAAGAGCTGTTCGAGCTGGGCGCCGAGCATACGACCGAAGACATCATCGAGATATGCCAGGCCAGGAGGATCGGATGAGCAAGGAGCTGACCTACGCCCTCGCCAGTCAGGCCGACATCTACCCGGTGCTCACGCAGGTGGGCGCGATGGTCGACAAGGGGCTGCCGGGCGGGCCCGTCGAGATCGCCGTTCGTCGGCCTGGGCAGAAGCGCAGCGGGGACCAGAACAAGCGTCTCTGGGCCGTCCTGCGCGACGTCAGCGAGCAAGTCGAGTGGTACAGCCGTTACCTGCCCGATTACGCATGGAAGGACATTTTTACCGCAGCACTCGAGCGTCAGGACATCGTGCCCGGCATTGATGGCGGGTACGTCATGGTCGGCGGGCGCACTAGCAAGATGAACAAGGCCCGATTTGCCGAGCTGCTGACGCTGATCGATGCATTTGGGGCCGAGCATGGGGTCCGCTGGAGTGATCCGGCCTTGCAGGTGTTCAGCGACTACAAGGAGGCCGCGTGAAGCAGTCAGCACTTAAGCGCAAGTCACCGATGAAGACCCGCCCCAAGCGCAAGCCAGTGAGCGACGTCCGCTGGCGGTCTGAGCCTTACCTGGCATGGGTACGCAGCCTGCCATGCGCGTTTTGCGGGATGGGGCCATCCGATGCCCATCACGTGATCGGCCTGGGCTGGGGTCTGTCCGGCATGGGGCTTAAGGCGCCTTGCAGCTTCAGCATGCCCCTGTGCCGCTGCCACCACCGCGCTGTGCATGATGAGCCAAATCTACAAACGGCACAGCCTCAGTGGCTGCGGTGGACGCTCGCCAAGGGCCTGGTCGAGTTCGGTGGCGACACGCGGGAAGAGCTGCGCAAGGCAATGGCATTTATCGACGAGAGGGAGTCTGTATGAGACGCGACACGAATGTAAAGCGCTGTATGGGCTGCGACGTGAAGACAGCGACATGGCCCTGGTGCAAGACGTGCTGTAACCGCGAGGGCGTGCCTTGTGAGGATCGCGGGGCAGTCTACCACCGCACGCCGATCAACGACGAGGACATCGCCCGTGGCTACACCGAGATCGAGAGATGTTCCTGCCGGGCGCCTCGGCCTATGCCTGATGCGGTGAGCCAGCCCAGCCACTACCAGTCAGATGACGGCGTCGAGTGCATCGACGCGATTCGAGCCGCGCTAGGGATCGATGGCTTTGTCGCCCACTGCCGGGGCACTGCGATCAAGTACGCCTGGCGAAGCGGCAAGAAGGCGGCCCATGCCGAGGATCTGCGCAAGGCCTGCGTTTATCTCGAGTGGGCCGCCAAAGCCATCGAGGATAACTGATGAACATGTACGAGCTAGCTGTAGATGAGGCGCTTATCGTCCGCCACCTGGGCGTCACTACGCCGGGAGACGACCTAGAGACGGCGACGCGGAAGCTGCACGATCTGATCATGTGGGAGGTTTACGTCGCCACGGATCCGCTAGTGAACGGCGGCTATCGGCTGACCAGGGTCGATGGGAGCGAAGAATGAGCGATTTAGCCATTGGTCGCATGAAGGCTGGCAAGTTGAATAAGACCGAGGCGGCCTATGCCGTAAGGCTTGAGGAGATGAAAGCGGCCGGCGTGATCCGCTGGTTTAGCTTCGAGGGCATGACCTTCAAGCTCGCCGATAACACGCGCTATACACCTGACTTCGCGGTGATGCGGGCGGATGGGCTGATCGAACTGCACGAAGTGAAAGGATTTTGGCGGGATGACGCTCGGGTGAAGATCAAGGTGGCGGCTGAGCTTTTCCCCTTCCGCTTCATCGCTGTGAAGGCGAAAACCAAGAAGTCCGGCGGCGGCTGGTCAACGGAGGTGTTCGAGTGAGCAAGCCCACGATTACCGACCTTGAGGTCGCAGATTTGATGCGCCAGGGGTGGGGCAAGAAGCGCATCAAAAAGGCGTACTCCATCGGCACCGGCCGGGTGATGCGGATCTCACACGAAATGGCGCGCAAAGGGGTGAGTCACGAGCACGAGCTTTTCCGGGAAGTGCCGGATGGCTGGAAGCTCAAGGGCATCTCCGACATGCGGACGAACCCAGAAGGTAAGCCGATCTGGTACAAGTTCGACGAGGATAAGCAACGGCAGCACGAAATGATGCTGGGCGCCATCGCCGGAATGGCCGCCGACTTGCCCAGGGTAGAGCATCGACCAGCGCCAGAGGCGACCCGCCATGAGTTGATGGCTTGCTATCCCATCGGTGATGCGCACATCGGCATGCTCTCCTGGCCGGCCGAGACCGGCGAGGATTGGAATCTTGAGCTTGCAGAGCATATCCAGTGCGGCGCCATGGTCGAGTTGGTCGATCGTGCCCCGGCCTGCCACTACGCCACCATTATCAATCTTGGCGATTGGTTCCATGCCGACAATATGGAGGGGACCACAAGCAGGAGCGGGCATAGCCTTGACCTAGATGGGCGCTATCCGAAGATGATCGGCGTCGGCGTCAAGGTCATGCGTCAGTGCATCGAAAGCGCCCTGGAGAAGCACGCCGAAGTGCGGGTGCTGAACATCACAGGCAATCACGACGACACCGGCGCGATGTTCCTGAGCGTTTGCCTGTCGCACATCTATGAGCATGAGCCGCGCGTCAGCGTTGACATATCCCCGGCACCCGCCATGTATTTCCGGCATGGAAAGACCTTCGTCGGCTGCCACCACGGGCACAGCATAAAGGCCGATCGCCTGCCTGGCGTGATGGCCCATGACCGAGCGCAGGACTGGGGAGAGACAACGCACCGCTATTGGTGGGTGGGCCATATCCACCACCAGACCCTCAAGGACTACCCCGGCGTGACCGTCGAGTCATTCCGCACCCTGGCCGCTAAGGACGCCTACGCCACCTGGGGCGGCTACCGCTCACCGCGCGACATGAAATGCATCGTGCTGCATGAGGATCATGGCGAAGTGGCGCGACATACGGTCAACCCACGGATGATCGATAGCCGAGCGAGCGCATGACAGCGCGATATAGCCGGGAGTGCGAATGAAGTGGATCAAGCGCACCGCGTACAGCATTGGATGCGGGCAGTACATCATCGCTCGCGTCGTGATGTGGGGCAAAGACGGTTTCTGCCTTTTCTGCGGCGAGGAGTGGCTGGGGCTGCATGACAGTGCGGCCGAGGCGCGGCAAGTGGCAAAACAGCACAGCGAGGGCAAGTGATGAGCTATATCGACCACAACCCTAGAGTTGCTTGGGCCATGGCGTTTGAGGCCGGCATCAGGACCCAGGCCGCTGCCGACCTCGCCGAGGCCGGCGTCAAGGTTCAGACGAGCGGCGTCAAGAGCGGGGGCTGTTACGGAGACCATTACGTTCCGATATACTCCGTCATCCGGCGCATGGAGCGTGAGCAGCCCGCCATTGCTGCTGTCGGGCACTGGCTGTGCCTCAACGATACGGGGCAGGCTAACGGCTATATC